TACTCCTATTCGGGACCTATTTGGCCACTTAGTCCACTGACGATCGGTTTCCCCACCGTGGTGCCAAGCAGCAATGCTAGCTTGGACGCATGGGGGGCGACCGCTATCGCCAGATGTGAGCCCACTAACTCAATAGCCGACGCATCCACCTTCCTTGGGGAACTGATTAAGGACGGATTACCGTCCTTGGTTGGGGCCCAAACCTGGAAGGCAAGAGCTGGATCCGCAAAATCAGCGGGTTCCGAGTTCTTGAATGTTGAATTTGGATGGCTGCCGCTCGTTTCTGACGTCAGGAAGTTTGCTGACGCAGTACAACGTGCTCACGTTGTGATGAAGCAATATGAGCGCGATGCTGGGCGGACAGTTAGACGTCGATACTATTTCCCATCTAGCAAGACCACAACTAAGACTAGGATCCGAACGGGAGCTGACCCTTACGGGTCGGCTGCCGGGAATGTCCCGGTCATGTGTGGTACAGGGGGCAGCGTAGATTTGACCGTGGAGACGGTCACGAAGAGGTGGTTTAGTGGGGCATTCACGTATCATTTGCCTAGCGGATATGACTCCCGCGACGGCATGGCACGTAAAGCCCTGTTCGCCAAGCAAGTGCTTGGTGTCCGCCTCACGCCAGAAACACTCTGGAATCTAGCTCCTTGGAGCTGGGCCGTGGACTGGTTCACCAATGCGGGAGATGTGTTACATAATCTCTCGCACTGGCAGTCCAATGGTCTGGTTATGCGGTATGGGTATATCATGGAGACAATCTCTGTGAAACATACCTACACCTACGAACCTCCTGCCGGATATACCGGTGGAAAGGTCGTACCTCCGCTAGTCCTTGTAACTACTGTAAAGACTAGACGGAAGGCTAACCCCTTTGGTTTCGGCCTTACCTGGGACGGTTTGTCACCGCTCCAGAAGGCCATAGCTGTTGCCGTAGGACTTTCCCGCGGCAAATAGCAGGTGTTGTCACGCCTGCGTCAACCACCAAAGTAGCCGTTTAATGACGGTTACGGATAGGAGCAACGCCTATGGCGTTTACCGATCCGCAGTCCATCACCATTGCGGCGGTCCCGTTTTCCTTGCCCCGTGTTTCAACGGGGAAGGACACTGCGGACTACCAATCGGCCGATGGCCTGATCCACCTTTCCGCGTCGCACGCCTACGGGCGTCGTACGCGGAGGGTGCTGCGTCTCGACCACAGCAAGATCACTGCTGACCCGTTTATCCCCGCACAGAATTCGAAGGTGAGTATGAGTACCTACCTCGTCTTCGATACTCCTGTTGCGGGTTACTCGAATCAGCAGGTCCTGGACGTTCACACCGGATTCAAAACCCTGTGGAGCGCGTCCTCGGATGCGATCATCACCAAGCTTCTAGGTGGTGAGAGCTGACCTATCGCGTCGGATCTCCGTTTTAGTTTGGAGATTCTTCTTCGCGTTTATGTTGGGGCGACGGTACGTGTGTGTGACACATATGCGCCGTTGCCAATGCAGACGGATTATTCATTCGTTTGCACTTCGAGACCGGGGCAGACCAGTAGGCTAAGGAAGCATACCTCTATTTAAGGAGGATGGTTGAAAAGCCTAATGTTGCTCTGGCAAAAGTTGGCCGAAGAATTGGCCAACAGATGTAGCACTAGCACCACCATGGACCTCAAAACGGTTCAAGGTCGCGTCGAACACGAAGGGCTTTCGTTTCTCACGATTGCCTTACCTACCTTTGGAAAGGACCTTCAAAAAGGCCTGGACCTTGGGTATGTAGATCGTAGTCTCTTCAGAGGTTTTAGCTGGAGAGGAGGTCTCCCCCGATTTCTCGGAGGTTTCCTCGATCTGGTGTTCGACCGTGGAACTGGTGTGTTGCGTGACGAGCCCGACTACGTTGCAATTCTCGCGATGCGTCAGCTAACGCTGATGTTTAGCAAGATTCTCCTTCCTTGTAGTGATATGAGGAGGCGAGATGCGTTTAGGGCTTACGTCACGTGTGAGCAGGATGTGCGTGATGGCGACGCCTCTCGGTCAGCTAAAGATACTGCTGATTTCGAGAGAGTGTCGTCCATGCTGTTTGCCAGCGTCTTCACAGACGTTGACAGGGCTGTCTATAATCTAGACATTGTCCCTAAGCATGGGCCGGGTGCTACAGCGGATTATCTGCGCGGAAACGCAAAGTACCGCCAAAGCACTTGGCCAGAACGTCTCGATCGCGTTTTCCCCATGGGGGAATTCCTCCTACCCAACTGGTCGTATTTTGACGAGTTGGAAGAGATCGACATCCTCGAACCCGGCGCCGAGGTACCCGTGAGGGTTATCGACGTGCCTAAAACGCTCAAGACACCGAGGATCATCGGAATAGAACCCACTGCCATGCAATATGTGCAGCAGGGGCTGAACCGTGCAATCCTTCGTGCTCTGAAGAGGAATCACTCCCTCGACAGGATGATCGGATTTACTGACCAATCTCGAAATAATGAGATGGCGCAGAATGGGTCCCTAACAGGGGACCTGGCAACGCTAGACCTTAGCGAGGCCTCCGATCGTGTCTCGAACCAGCTCGTACGGGCGATGATGCGAAACCATCCCAATTTGCATGGGGCGGTAGATGCAACTCGTTCCCGGAAGGCTGACGTGCCTGGCCATGGCGTTCTTCGTCTGGCCAAGTTCGCGTCTATGGGTTCAGCGCTCTGTTTTCCCGTGGAGGCGATGGTCTTCTTGACCGTCATCTTTATTGGGATTGAGAGATCGCTCAACACACAAGTAGATCAGCGGATGATTCATTTGTTCGCTGACCAGGTGCGCGTGTACGGGGATGATATTATTGTCCCCGTTTCACATGTGCGTTCCGTTGTTGACGCACTTCACTCTTTTGGGAGTGTCGTGAATGTCAGCAAGTCTTACTGGAATGGCAAATTCCGTGAGAGTTGCGGCAAGGAATATTACGACGGCTTTGACGTTTCAGTTGTCAAGGTTCGCCGGATGTTTCCTGCACAACGGAGGGACGTTGCCGAGGTCGTTTCGCTTGTCTCCTTAAGAAACCAGCTTTACCATGCTGGCTATTGGGAGACTTGCAAATGGCTAGACGAGCACGCACGGGAATTACTGAAGTACTTTCCCGTCGTGCTGCCATCGTCGCCGGTATTAGGAC